GTGGGGGCGTACGTGGAGGGGTCGGACGCGCTGCACGAGATCTTCCCCGGCCTGCGGCGGGGGGAGCCGTGGTCGGCGAACGCGATCACGGTGCGGCGGCCGACGGTGGCGCGCGACCCGTCGCTCCAGGCGTGCGGGGTGCACGGCGCGATCATGGGGTCGCGCCTGGAGCGGCTCGTGCTGGACGACATCCTGGACTGGGAGAACACGGGCTCGGCGCGCGTGAGGCGGGACCTTCGGGGGTGGTTCGACGCGACCCTGCTCGGCCGGCTCACGGCGAACGCGCGGGCCTGGGCGGTCGGCACCGCGTTCCACCCTGACGACCTGCTGCACGACCTGACGAGGCCGCCGTCCGTCTGGACGGGCTACCGCTTTCCGATCCTGCGCGAGGACGGGGCGTCGGCGTGGCCGGAGCCGTGGCCGCTGGAGCGGATCGCGGCGAAGCGCGTCGAGCTCGGGGAGGCGGAGTTCGCCCGGCAGCTCATGTGCCGCGCGAGGTCGGAGGAGGAGTCGCGCTTCCGCCGCGAGTGGATCGACGTCTGCCTCGCGCGCGGGGACGGCGTCCCGCTCGTCCCGCGGCTCGACGTGGTCCCCGACGGCGCGCAGGCGTTCACGGGGGTGGACCTCGGCGTGCGCGTGGACGAGCGGTCGGACCGCACCGCCATCTTCACCCTCCTCCTCTGGCCGGACCGCACCCGCCAAGTGCTGTGGCTGGAGCGCGGGCGCTGGAGCGGGCCGGAGATCGTCCGGCGGATCGCGGACGCGCACGAGCGCTTCCAGTCGGTGGTCTACGTGGAGAACGTGGCGGCGCAGGAGTTCATCGTGCAGTTCGCGCGCGAGTACGGCCGCGTGCCGGTCCGCCCGTTCGCGACGGGGCGGAACAAGCTCCACCCCGACTTCGGCGTGGAGGGGCTCGCCGTGGAGTTCCAGGCGGGCATGTGGGCGATCCCCTCCGTGGGCGGGGCGCCGGCGTCGCGCGATCTCTCCGACTGGATCGACGAACTTCTCGACTACGACCCCGACGAGCACGCGGGAGACGCGCTGATGGCGAGTTGGATGGCGCGCGAGGGAGCCCGGATGGCCTCGCGCGCGAAGGAGGGCGGGGTCGGCCTGCGCGTCATCGGTTGACCGGGGGCGCGCGGCGGAGTACCCTGCGGGGCAGCGGAGGTGAAGCGATGCGGCCCGAGACGATCGACTTGGAAGTCCCGAGGGTGAAGGGCGCGGAGGGGAAGCTGGAGGTGACGGACCGCTTCGTCGAGAAGGCGCTCCAGTTCGCGGGCGTCGTGAGCGGCAAGTGGGTGGTCATGGGCACGCTCGACGGCGCCGTGCTCGACTCGCTCTCGACCGCCGAGTACGGCACGCTCCAGTTCGTCGCGGCGACGAAGAAGGTCGTCCGCACGGCGGGGTCGTGGGCGGCGGCCGGCCTCGCCAACTACTCGCGCGCGGGGACGAAGGTGACGATCCTCGGGTCGTCCCTGAACGACGGGACGTACACCGTGGTCAGCGCGTCGGCGACGGAGTTGGTCGTGGCGGAGTCGCTGTCGAACGAGGCGGCGAGCGCGGTGGAGCGGGTCGAGGGGTACTTCGCCAACTGGGCGCAGGTCGGGGCGGAGGTGTCGGGCGACGGCATCGTTTCGATCGCTCCGACCTTGAAGCACCTGTGCCTCGTCTGCTCGGACGCGGTCGGGGCGCTCGATCCGTCCCCGGTCGTCACGTTCGCCGGGCTCGACGCGAGGTCGTCGTGAGCCGTTCGCTCGCCTGCTTCGCCCTGGCGCTGCTGAGCGCGGCGCTCGCCCTGCCAGCATGCGCGACCCTCGGCGCGGGCCGCACGTACCGGTCGGACGTGGCGGCCGACTGCCGCTACTACGACGACTCGCACCTCGCCTGGAGCGCGGTCGCCACCGCGGGGTCTTCCGTCGCGGGCGGGACGAGCATCCTGCTCACGGTGGTGGACGGCGTCGTCGTGGACGAGGACGACGCGCGGGACTGGACCCTCGGCCTCGCGGTCACGGCGGCCGTCGGCGCCGTCCTGTCCGCCGTCGCCGTGCCCCTGGCGTCCGAGTACGCTGCCCGGTTCGCGGAGCGGTGTCGCGACTCGGCCGAGCCCGAGCCGGAACCCGAGCCGCCGCGCGATGCGGGGCCGGACCCGGAGTTCGCGCCGGTACCGGGGATGTCGGGGACCGGGGCCGACGGGCTGACGCCGGAGGAGATGGCCCCGGCGGAGGTCGTCCCATGACCCAGGACTCCGGCGGGGCGCGCGAGGTGGCGGAAGCCGCCCGCGAAGGGGCGACCTTCCGCGAGGCGGTCCTGAAGGCGCAGGTCTTCGGCGAGCGAACCATCCCCGCCTCGACGGTGCTCGCGCAGGACGAGCAGGAGAAGGGCTTCGTCGCGGCCGGCGCGATCCTTCCGCCCTACAACCCCGAGTCGCTCGCGATCCTCCTGGAGCACAGCAACGCGCTCCGCCAGTGCGTCGACGCCTACTGCGTGAACGTGGAGGCGTTCGGCCACCGATGGGAGCCGGTCGTCGACCTGGAGTCGGACGACGCGAGGGAACGGATCCGCGCGGCCCTGGAAACGGAGCGCGGGCTGGAGGCGGGGGCGCCGCCGCCGACGGACGCGGAGGTGACCGCGAAGCTGGAGGAGGTCGCGCGCGAGATGCGGCGCGAGAAGGTCAAGCTCGACGCCTTCTTCGAGTTCTGCTCCGTCAACGTCTCGTTCCCCGAGCTTCGCCAGATGACGCGCCTCGACCTGGAGACGCACGGCAACGGGTACTGGGAGGTGCTTCGGAACGGCGCCGGCGCGATCGTTCAGTTCTCGTACGTGCCGGGGCACACGATCCGCCTGATGCCGCTCGACCCGACTCCGGTCGTGGTGGACGAGCCGGTGCGCGTCTCGCCGTTCCAGTTCGACGCCTACAAGACGCCCCGCCGGTTCCGCCGCTACGTCCAGATCTACGACACGCGGACGGTGTACTTCCGGGAGTTCGGCGACCCGCGGGTCATGTCGCGCAAGACGGGACGATACTTCGAGAGCGCGGACGCGCTCGCGAAGGCCGACGCCGCCGACGGGCCGGCGGCGGAGTTGATCCACTTCAAGGTCCACTCCCCCCGCTCGGCCTACGGCGTGCCCCGGTGGATCGGGTGCCTGCTCGCCGTGCTCGGGTCGCGGATGGCGGAGCAGGTCAACTACCTCTACTTCGACAACAAGAGCGTGCCCCCGCTCGCCATCCTCGTTTCGGGCGGGCGGGTGAACGACGAGACGGCGAGGCGGATCAAGGAGTTCATCGAGAACGACATCCGCGGGCAGGGCAACTGGCACAAGGTGCTGGTGATCGACGCCGCCGCCGCCGACGACGGCTCGATCAACTCCGGCCGCGCGCGGATCGACATCAAGCCGCTCACGTCGGCGCAGCACAGCGACGCGCTCTTCCAGGAGTACGACGCGCGGAACATCGAGAAGGTCGGCAACGCCTTCCGGCTCCCGCGAATCCTCCGCGGCGACAGCCGGGAGGTGAACCGCGCCACGGCCGAGGCCGCCATCGCGTTCGCCGAGATCCAGGTCTTTTCCCCGCTGCGCGAGCAGTTCGACTTCTGGATGAACCGGCAGATCCTTTCGCGCATGGGGATCCGCTACTGGCGGTTCCGGTCCAACGCGCCGTCCCTGCGCGACCCCGCCGCCCTGGCGGGCGTCGTGCGCGACCTCGTCAACGCGGCGGTCCTGACCCCGGCCGAGGGGCGCGAGTTGGCCGAGGGGATCTTCAACCGCGAGTTCCGCGTGATCGACGCCGACTGGACGCGGCAGCCGCTGTCGCTCACGCTCGCCGGGCTCGGGGCGGAGATGGGCGAACCGACGACCGCGGCGCTCCCCGGCGCCGGTCGCGCGGGCGCGCCGGACGAGAAGCGGCCCCCTGCCTCGCAGCCGTCCGGCCACGTCGCGCCCTGGCTGAAGCGAGCGCGAGACGCGCTCCGCCGCGGGGACGTTCGGCAGGTGGCCGAAGACCTCGTCGCCGTGCGGGACGAACTGCGCGCGCGAGAGGAGGCGGAGGCCGAGGGCGCCTTCCGCGCGACCGACGGGCACTGACGTGGAGCCAGCGCGCCGGCCGTCATGCTCGGAGGCGGCCGAGGCCGCGGCAGGGATCCTCGACTTCGCCTTCCTGGCGAAGGCGCTCAACCCGCAGAACCGACGAGACTTCCTCGTCATCCAGCGGCGCGTGGCGCAGGCGCTTCGCAGCGCGACGGCCGACGAGCAGTCGGCCGCGCTGCGCTCCGCGCTTCGCGGGCTCGACCTCGACTGGCCGGGCATGACCGCCTCCGGGCGGGAAGCCGCGCTCCGCGCCGTCCGCGCGTCGCTGCGGGGCTCCGCCCGGCGCGTCGCACCGAAGGTGGAGGAGACGCTCATCCTGCGCTCGACCGACGTGGCGCGGTCGTCCCGCGCCGGGATCGTCGCCCGGTTCAACCTCTCCATCCCGTCGTCGCTTTCCCTCCGCGACGAACGGTTGGCGGAGTGGTGCGCGTCGAGCCAATCCCTCTTCGTCCGAGACCGGCTCGGCCGCCGCGCGGATGCCCTCTCGCGGCGGGCGAGGGAGATCGTCTCGCAGGGGTTGGACTCCGGGCTCGGCCGCGACGACATCGCGGAGCGGCTTGCCGGGTTGGCACAGCAGGGGCTCGGCGGCGCGATGCCCTACTGGCAGGTGGTGGCCGGCGCGTTCGTGGGCCGGACCCGCACCGCGATCAACGTGTCCTCCTTCGCCGAGGCGGGCGTGGAGAAGTACCGGTGGGAGGCCGTGCTGGACGAGGCGACCTGCGACTCGTGCCGGTTCCTGCACGGGCGGGAGTTCAGCGTCCGCAAGGCGAGCGAGCGGATCGACGCCGCGTCGAAGCTGTCGGACCCCGAGGGCATTCGAACGACCCTGCCGTGGATCAACCGCGGGACGGACGACGAGGGTCGTCCGGTGCTCTACTACGGGTCGGGGGACGACCGCAGCCTCGTCGCCCGCGTGGAGCAGACCGGCGAGGGCGAGCGGGACAGGATCGGGCGGTACGGCGGGGCGATGAGCAGTTCGGCGTTGGAAGCCGCGGGGGCGTCGACGCCCCCGGCGCACGGGGGTTGCCGCTGCACGACGCTCGCCGTCGTGTGACCGGGGAGGAAGCATGCAAGCCACGGGCACCTGGACGAAGTTGCTGACCGAGGGCCAAATCGCGGATGTCGTCCGCGCGTTCGAGGCGGCGATCGAGTCGAGCTTCAAGTCGGACGCCGTCCTGCGACCCGTGCGGACGCGGGACGAGATCAAGCGCCGGTTCGACATCTGCGCGCGCGTCTTCGAGGAGTTGCGCGTCGGGCGGAACTGGTCCATTCCGCGGATCCGCGACGTGCTTCCTCGCCTCCTGCGGTGCGAGCTTGACGGGGCGGCGTGGCCGGTGGAAGATGGGCAGTCGTGGTCGCCGGACGCGACGTGAAGGGAGTCGAGCGATGGAACTCAAGGAAGTGCTGGAGCAGGCGGACCGAGTGGTGAAGCAGGGAAAGTCGCTGCACGCGGAACTCGCGGCGGAGGTCAACAAGGCCGTCGTCGAGAAGGCGTCGAAGCTGGCCGCGATCGCCGACGCGGACGAACTCGACAAGGCGGTCAACGACCTCTGCTCGTGCCTGTGGGAGTACCGCACGTTGCGCAGGACGTCGGACGCCATCGCCAAGAACGACGCCACCAAGTGGCCGCGCGACATGGCGGTCCCGGCGTCGAAGCCGGCCGCCTGACCGCGGCGGTGCGCCGGTGAAGGTCGCGGAGATCGACCCGACCTCGCTGAAGGGGGAGCCGGACGATGCGCTCCTCTCGCTGCACCTGCGCCTCCACCAACTGTTCGCGGCGAACTTCGCCGGCAACGACAAGCTCTCCACCGCCGGGATGACGCGCGAGGAAGTCGTCAACGCCGAGTTGCTCGTGCAGGCCGAGATGGCGAGGCGCGGGATGAAGCACGAGGCCGACGACGAACTCGCGCGAGAGGCGGAGGCGCTGCGCCGCTCGACGGAGAAGGGGCTCGCGCCGATCCACCCGAGCGGCGAAGACCGTGGCGACGTGCTCCGCCTCGATGACGTGCTCCCCCACTTCCGGTCCTTCAAGCTGCGGATGCCCTTCCTCTACCTCGTCGGCGGGCTGGCGAACAAGGGGGAGACGAAGAACGACATCGACCTGCTCCTGCGCGGGCCCGTCCCCGAGGAGATGCGCCGAGTGATCGAGTTCCGCCTGGGGCGGATGCTTCCGGCGGAGTTGTCGTCGCGGATCCAACTGCACGACGACGACCTTGGGGGGCCGTTCACGAGCCACGTCGAACTCGCGGACCTCGTCGTCGAGATGAGGCCCCGGTTCGAGGTGAAGCAGATGCGGCTGGACAAGGCCGACGATCCGCTGCTCGACTGGCCGACGGCGCGCGGCCCGCGGCCCGCATGCCTCCAGTACCACTTCCGCGGGAAGTCCGTGCACGTCGACCTCCGCTTCCAGGTGACCGACTACCTCGTCGGGTGGACGCTCGCGGTTCAGATCGCGGGGGCCGTCCCCGACGTGAGCACCGTCGAGGAGGCGCGGCGGATCGCGGACGCCTTCGACGCGAACGGCAGCCGATACAACAAGCCCATCGTCGCGCCCGCGAAGGTGTACGCCTCGCCGAAGTCTCGCGAGCCGCTGGAGTGGCTCGACATCAAGGGCGCCGTGTACGAGCCGGGTTCGGTCGGCGCGACTCGGTTCGAGGAGGGGGTCATCGTCGAGGTGGACCGCCCGAAGGTGGAGTGGGGGCTCCAGAAGCCGTACTCGCACGAGTACTTCCTGACGGGCGGGAAGCACGTCAACGGGATCCTCTTCTTCCGCATGCTCCAGGGCGGGCGGGAGGAAGGCGGCGTCCCGGCGGGGGAGACGTTCTGGACCGCGTTCGTGTCGAAGGAGGCTCTGCCTTCCGTTCTGAACCGGCGCGCAGTCGAAACGAAGTCGATGCCGCCGGACGGGAAGTCGGGGCTGCCCGCGACGCTGGAGTCCGCCGTGCCGGCCGAGTTCCGCTACTGGACGAAGAAGGGCGAGGAGGCGCGGAAGGTCCGAGACGCGCTGGTCGATGCGCGCGTCTTCACCGCCGACTCCGTCAAGGTCGTGGACGGCCTGTTCCGCCACGTCACGACGAAGATGTTCGTCGGGCGCGAGCCCGAGCGGGCGGCGGTCTTCCGCGGCCCCGCGTTCGACCGCGAGCCCGAGCCCGTCGGCCCGGAGGAGGTCCCGGCGCTGGCGGCGGGGGCGTTCGCCTACGTGATCGCGGGCGACCCGTTCGAACTCGCGCTCGCCTGCCGGGCGGTGAAGCGACGCGGCGGTGATTGGGCGATCGACGCACCCGACTCGCCGTACTCGCTCGCCTCGCTCGCGGAGGTGGGTCGCCCGTTCCGGTCCGGCGGGCGCGCGTACGCGGCGAGCGTGCCGGTGGACGGCGAGGTGGAGTGGATCGAGGTGGCGGAGCCGGTGGAGAAGCAGCCCCGCCGCGTGCCGTTCGCCCTGTCGTGGCAGTTCTGGAAGGGGCCGACGGTCGTGCGCGCCGCTCCTTCGCGTCAGGTCTGGCGGTTCCTCCTCGGGGGCGACGACGGGCTGCGCGGCTGGGAACTCGCCGCCGACCCCACCGCGAACGATCGCGCTGCCGGGGTACGCCGGGACTTTCCGAACGACGACCTGCTGACCTTCGAGGGCGACGTGCCGCCGGGGGAGAAGGTTGGCGGCGTGCCCCTGAACGAGACGAAGAACACGCCGTCCACGATCGCCGTCGTGGACCGCGGCGTGGCGGAAGTCCTCGACGAGCAGGCGGGCTTCTTCAAGCTGCGCTTGAGCGGTCGCCACCTGAAGGGGATCTTCACGCTGGTCGCGGAGGGGGCGCAGGAGGCGATGTGGACGTTCGCCCGCGGCGAGCTTCCCGCCAGGACTGCGAAGGCGGAGTCCGTCGGGCCGCTGAAGCTCGCGGACGGCACCACTCTAGCGAACGTGCAGTTCTGGGACCCGGAGGGGATGAGCGACGCCGACGACAAGGGCGGCGACCGCGAGCGGCTTCGCCCGCTGGCGATCTTCCAGCCGATGAAGGTCGCGCCGCGCGCGACGAACGAGTTCCGCCGGCTCGACGAGGTGGCGAAGTTCGCGACGCCCGAGGCGCTGAAGGCCGGGATCGTCGTGGATCCGAAGTACAACGGGTATCGCTTCGTCGCGGAGAAGGACGCGGGCGGGCGGATCCTGTGCGCGACGGAGGACTACTTCACGCGGCGAAAGACGCCGCTGCCGAACTACGCGGCGAACCTGCCGGGCGTGGCTGCCGACTTGAAGGCGCTGCCGGGGCCGTTCGTGCTCGACGGGGAGTTGATGGCCTTCGAAGGCGACCAGCCCGTGCAGCGCGCTGACCTCGCGCGCTACCGCGCCACGACGGGGCCGGTGGACGACTCCGCCGTGCGCGTGATGGTGTTCCGGGCGCTCTACCTCCCGAAGCACGGCAACCTCGCCGCGCAGGCAGAGGAGGACAACCGCGCGCTGGTCGAGGCGTTCCTCCGCCGCGCGAAGCACTTCGCCCCCGCGCCGTACCGGCTGGCGAAGTCCGAGGTGGCGTTCCACGACGCGATCGCATGGGCGTCGAAGGAGCCCGGCTCGGAAGGGGCGATGTTGAAGCTCGCCTCTTCCAACTACTCCCTCGGCGGCGAGAGCGACGCGTGGGCCAAGCTGCGGTCCGTCCGCACGGTGAACGCGATCGTCTACCAGCGGGATCCGGTGAAGGACTCGCCGGGCGTGTACAACTTCCACTGCGCCGTCGGCCCCATCCCCGCCTCGTCGCGCGACGAGTGGGAGTCGGTCGTCGAGGTGCGAGGGAAGCTGTACGTCCCGGTCGGCAAGACGTTCAACTCGGCCGTCGAGGCGGACGTTGGCGATTGCATCTCCGTGGACGTGCGGGAGATCATGGACGACCGGCGCGGCGGGAAGCGGGTGCTGACGTGGTACGTGCCCGCCGTCGTCGGCCCCGTCGACCGCCCGAGCACGGTCGCCGAGGTGGAGGAGTTGCTGGAGTCCGGCGAAACGCGGAAACTGTCCGCGCTCGACCGCGAGATCCCGCTGCTGAAGACGGCCGAGGAACGGTTCGTTCTCGGAATCGTGCTGGAGCCCGAGACGGTGGACGCGCAGAACGACATCTATTCGGCAGAGGAGATCCGGCTGGCGGCGCACCGTTTCATGGAGGAGTTCGGCGGGCTCGGCCTGATGCACCGCCAGCGAGTGAACGACCGCGTGAAGGTCCTGGAGTCGTACGTCGCGCCGTGCGACTTCGAGGAGGGCGGGCAGAAGGTGAAGAAGGGGACCTGGATCCTCGCCGTGCGCGTGCTCGACGACGAGATGTGGCGCGCGGTGAAGGAGGGAAAACTCACAGGGTTCTCCATCGGGGGCACCGGGATCCGCAGGCCGGAACCACGCGGGGCTTGACAACTGGATTTCGGAGGGTCAGGCTCCAGGGCGTGAAGGGCGAGCGAGACGACGAGGACGAAGTTCGACGGCTCACCGACATGGAAGTCGCGGAAGTCTCGCTCGTCGATCGGGCCGCGAACAAGCGGCGGTATCTCGTCACGAAGCGAGGTGATGCGATGACGCAGGAGACGGAAGTGCGGCCTGACGGGAAGGGTGGACTGACGGCAGCGCCGCAGGACGTGGAGAAGAAGAACTCCGGCGCGACGCTCTCCGACTTGGCAGGGAAGCTCCTCGCCATCGCCGAGAAGATCAAGAGCGGCACGGATCCCGGCGAGTTCGCGTCCGACATCAAGGCGGCGACGACGGCGCTCGGCTCCGTGGCGGAGAAGTACCCGTCCCCGGCCCACAAGGCCGACGGCGAGCCCGTCGAGAAGGGGCCCGCCGCGGAGAAGCTGAACGAGGCGCTCCAGCGGCTGATGAGCGTGGCGAACAAGCTGAAGGCCGGCGGGAAGCCGGAGGAGTTCGCCTCCGAACTGAAGGCCATCGCGGGCCTCGTGACCGGCGTCGCGAGCCAGTACCCCGCGCCCGCGCAGAAGGCGGAGGATGCTCCGACGGCCCCGGCGGCCCCGACCATCGCCGCTCCGGCAGCGCCCGCGGCGGCGGCCCCGGCGGCCCCGAGCGCACCCCCGGCGGCAGCGTCGGTCGAGAAGGGCTCGAAGATCGCCACCGCCCGGCTCGCCAAGCTGAAGGAACTGCACGAGACGCTCGGCGCGCTGATCAAGGAACTGGAGCCGGAGATCGGCGGGGAGCCGACGGCGGGCACGGCGCAGAAGGCGACGGAGGACCCCATCGCCAAGGCGCTGGCCGACGTGACGAAGACGCTCGGCGAGGTCGCGAAGAAGGTGGACGCGCACGCCGCGACGCTCGACCAGATCGCGAAGCAGGCGCCGGCGTCGACGGCGGTGCCGGTGGAAGGGACGAAGCAGCCGGTCCAGAAGGGCTCCGTCCCGTGGCCGCGCGACATGACCGACGCGCGGTACGATCGGAATCGCGCGAAGCCCGAGACGACGTTCTTCGACCGGGCCGGGAAGTAGGGCGGAAGGGCAGACGGCAGGCGCCGGAGCGCGCCGCCAGGAGGAAGTCAGATGGTCGCAGGGATCACGGACAATCGCTCGTTGCTGGAGAAGGCGGACCTCGCGCTGGCGGACCTGCTGTCGGACGGCGGCCTGTTGCAGCCGGCGCAGGCGCAGACGTTCATGCGCCTGCTGATCGACGAAGCGGTCGTCATGAAGATGGCGACGGTCGTCCCGATGCGCACGCCGAGCCAGCTGATCGAGAAGATCAAGTTCGGCTCGCGCATCCTGCGCCCCGGCGTGGAGGCGACGGCGCTCGCCGCGACGGAGCGCGTCAAGCCCGACCTGAGCAAGGTCGAGTTGGCCGCGAAGCTCTTCAAGGCAGAAGTCTACCTCGGCGACGAGACGCTGGAGGACAACATCGAGAAGGACGCGCTCCGCAACACGATCATGCAGATGCTCGGCGAGCGGATCGCGACCGACCTCGACGAACTGATCCTCAACGGCGACACCGCGTCGGCCGACCTCTTCCTGAAGACGCTGAACGGGATCGTCGCGCAGATCACCGGCGCGGGCTCGCACACGGTGAACGCGACCGACACGCGCCTGAACAAGGGGATCCTGCGCGACTGCTTCCGCGCGATGCCGTCGCCCTACCTGCGGGCGCCCCAGCGGATGGCGTTCCTGACCTCCATCGACGCGGAACTCGACTGGCGCGACTCCGTGAGCGACCGCGCGACGCCGCTGGGCGACGACGCGGTGGTCGGGGCGGGGTCCATCCCGTACTCCAAGGTGGCGGTCATCGGCGTGCCGATGATGCCGGAGAACGTCGGCACGGGCTCGCACTGCACCTACGTCATCTTCTGCGACCCGAAGAACATCAACGTGGGCGTCCACCGGGAGATCCGCATCGAGACGGACCGGGACATCTCGGCGGGCGTCCTGAAGGTCGTGGCGTCCCTGCGCGTGGACGTGAAGTGGGCCGAGATGCCCGCCACGGTGAAGGCGTACAACGTCAAGGCGGCGTAGCCGCCGCGAACTGAGCCGGCGGCGGGGCCGCTGCCCCGCCGCGCGGAGTCGGAAGGAGAACGAACATGGCAGGCGGAGCGACCTCGGCACTCGGAACGCTGGCGATCGTCGAGTCCATCAAGCACGACGGCGGCTCCTTCGTGGACCGCTGCACGCTGGTCGGGGACGCCGACTACGCGACGAACGGGACCTCGGGGCTCCAGGCGGCCCTCCGCGCCCTGCGGAAGTCCCCGCACCTCGACCTCGTGTCCGTCGTGGACGAGGGCGTCCAGGCGGGCCACTACCTCGTGTACGACCACGCGGCCGACAAGCTCGTGGCGTTCGTGCGGACGACGGGCGTGGAGGCGGCGGCAGGGACGGACCTGCACGCGACGACCTTCGTCCTGGTCATCGCGAGCTACTAGCTCGCGGCGACGAGTGCCCGCGCCTTCGCGGGCAGAGGAGTTGAACGATGACGACGGAAGTCAAGACCTCCTTCGGTTCGGGTGGGGCCGGGCTCGCGCCCGGCTCGTCGAGCGTTCCCGACCTCGCCACGATCCTGCGGGGGATCATCGACGACATCGGCTCCGTCAAGGGGGCGACCGTCTCGACGGGCGACGTGAGCGCCACGGCAGCGGCGGCCGTGGCCGCCGTGGCGACCGGAGATTCGACGGCGACCGCCGAGGCTGCCATCGCGGCCGTCGGGACGGCCGACGTGGGCGAGACCTACGGCGTGGCGGACGGGTTCATCGTCGGCGCGCCGACGACCCCGTCTTCGCAGGCGGTGGACCCCGGCGGCGAGACGGACTGGAACGTGAACGTCTCCGCCGGGTACGGTTTCTGCAACGGCGTGGGCCACTACCACGCGGCGCAGGTGGACCTGAACGTGTCCACCGGCGTCAAGATCATGAACATCGGCCAGGGCGTCTACGCCTGGATCGTGCTGGCCGAGGCCGCCGGCGTCGTGACCTGGGTCGTCGTGCTCGGCGTCGCCGCCGCTTGGGGCGCGCAGACGATCCCGACCGACGGGGACATCACGACCGGCGTCGGGCACGCGCGCTGGACGAAGGTGGCGCTCTGCCTCGCGCACCGCACGGCCGACGCCGCCGTGACCACGACGGAGGACCCGTCCCCGATGAAGAAGTGGGGGGGCGCCGGCACCACCCTGATCAACGAACTGAAGACCCGCGCGGGCGAGGCTCGCACGCTCGCGAACGACCTGCGGACGAAGTACAACGCGGCGGTCACGCTGATCAACGAACTGAAGACCCGCGCGGGCGAGTCGAAGACGCTGACCGACGAGCTCAAGAACGACCTGGGCGAGGCGCGCGCGCTGGCGAACGCGCTGAAGGCGGCGCTCAACGCCGTCGCCGCGTGGTCGCAGACCGTCGTGAAGGGCTAGGTCCGCCCGCGCCGACCGCGGCGGAATGGGCCACCGGAGGGAAGCCATGGGAACCAAGATCGTCCGAGTGCGGCCGCCGTCGAAGCGGGACCCGTCCTGCATCGACACCCACGTCGTCGCCGGGGCGAAGTTCGTCCAGGGCGGCGGGTGGTACGAGGTGCCGGACGCCATCGCGGCGGTGCTGGCGGAGACGCGGGTGAACGAGGGCGACCCGAACTCCTCCCCCGCGTTCGACGTGTGCGCGACCAAGGACGCCGCGCTGGCCCTGGAGGAGAAGCTCAGGGCGGAGGACGCCGAGCGGGAGGCGAAGGCCACCGCGCCCCGCGTCGTCCAGTTCTCGGGGATCTCGACGGGCGCGCTGACGACGGCGGACCTCCCGCGTCCGTCGACGCCGGGCGTGCTCCAGCCGCCGCCGCCGGCCCCGCCGGCAGACGGCTCAGGGAAGCGGGCGTCAGCCCGCGCGAAGCCCGAGTAGTCGCGACTCCCGCCGCTCTTGGTGGGCGGCTCGGGCGCAACGGCTCGGGCGGGAGGACGCGATGACCGAATCCGTCAAGGACGCCGCGACCGGCACCGACCGAGACGTCAGCGGCCCGCAGGTACGGCTCCCCGTCTCGCGCACGTACACCTACGACACGGGCAAGCAGATGACCTTCCGCTCGCTCGGGATCGACGCCGCCTTCTCGCTTCTGCCCGGAGCAGCGGAATCGATCAGCGTGGTCGGGGACGCCGTGGTGATGGAGTTCAAGGGCGACGTTTCGACCCTCGGGACGATCCAAGCGCTGATCGCGAGCAACCCGGTGGCCAAGGAGATGATCGCCCTCAGCGGCGATGCGGGGACCATTCCCCTCGCGTGGGCCGGGGCGGCGGCGAACCTGTGGAACGACCTCTACGCGACGGCCGCCGCGATGATCGTCCAGGACGACGAGGGGCACTGGGCGCCGTTCTCGGGGAAGTCGATCGTCGTCGAGGTGAAGCTCGACGCGTTCGCCGCCGTTCCTGACTCGGCTCTCTCGGTCGGCACGGACGACGGGCTCATCAGCGGCGCCAAGAAGGTCCAGATCGTCACCGCCGACGGGACGCGCGTGCAGCAGACCGATGCGACCAAGCTGGTCGCCACTGTGAAGCAGGGCACCGCGGCCGATCTCAAGTGCGAGCCGACGCAGGCCGACGCGGCGAAGCTCGTCGTGACGGCCAAGCAGGCGACGGCGGCCGACCTGAAGTGCACGGAGGCCAGCGCGGCGGACATCAAGACCGCCGTGCAGGAGGTCGCGTCTGCTTGCGCCACGGATCGGGCCGACGCCGCACCCGCGGAGGCACTGTTGGGGGGCGGCAAGGCGACCGACCTGACGGCGCTCCCGGCCGACGTTGCGGCCGGCAAGCTGGTGGCGTTCCTGGCCGACCTGAAGGGAATCCTACTGAGCCGGTTGATGCTCCCGATCGCGGTTGGCGGCGCGGCCGGCGAAGTCGTAGGCACGACGGGTAAGCTGCCCTACGTTGCCGGCGTCTCGCACACCATCAACGCAACCGGGCCGAAGACGGTGACGGTCCGCGAGTTGGTCGGAGGTGTGTCGTGGTCGGTCGCCAGCGGCGGCGGGCATAGCGTCTTGGCTAGCGGCAGGGCCGTGACGATCACCGTCAAGAACGACGACAGCACGACGACCGCCGACGTGATTGCAGACATCGCCGCGTCGGCCACCGTCTCCCGCCTGATGGCGCTCACCGGCACCGCGGGAGATCATTGGGACCACACGCTTGCCGGAGCCGGCGAGGCGCTGGAATACGACGGGACGATCCCGGCGCAGGTGACGTGCATGCGCTGGCCGGACGGCTACTTCCGGCCCGCCGAGATCGACAGCACGGACGGGATCAAGACCTCCCTGTCGTCGCTCCTCTTCTCCGAGGATGGCTCGCGCAACGTCATGCGCGTCGAACGGCAGGGCGGCGAGACGGGCCGGTCGGCCGCGAGCGCGATCGTCGTCCCGGCAGGGACCACGGGCCGCATCCTCGGCCACGTGCTCGAAGCCGGCGCGGGCGGGGCGACCTTCAACGTGCGCAAGGACGCCGTGATCGGGGGCGCGATCATCGCGCAGTTCGTCCTCGCGGCAAACACCTACGATCTGCGCGACTGGCCCGACTGGCCCTTCGGCAACGGCCTGTACTGCGAGATCGCGGCCGGTGGCGGCGCGTTCAACTTCGTCACCCGCAACACCTAGGGAGACGGTGCATGCCTTGCCTTCGCGTGACCCTGGACCTCGCGTTCGACTCCAACGAGGCGGGCGCGTGTACGCGCCCCGGCGCGCAAGCGAAGTACGACGCGCTCCTCGCCGCCATCGCGGCGGCGCGTCCGTTCGCTGCGTGGCTGACCGCGGACGAGGACGGCACGGGTGCGAATCGGCATCTGTGCCGCCATCCCGAGGGCGGGTCGTGCCCGAGTCCGACCGAGGTTGGCACGCGCCCCGTGAAGCGGGTCGCCGTGCCCGCCGTGATCGGTGAGATCGAGCCATGAGCCGGATCGTCATTCCATCGGCGCGCGTCGCGTCCGCGGCACGCCGCCTCGTGCTGCCCGTTGGCATGAAGGGGCGGGCGTCGATCCGGTTCGACGGGACGGACGACCGAGTGGTCGGCGCCGCACCGGGGATCTCGGGATCCGCGGCGTGGACGATGGCGGTCCGGGTGCGGCCCGTCCGCACCACGGCCACTACGCCGATGGCGCTCTTCTTCGGTAGCAGCGCCGGCGGGAAGCAGGGCGCATATCTCGGTGGCGTGCGTGTCACCGGGATCGACTACGTTGGCGGCGGGCTCTTCGGCGGGGCCACTGCCTATTCCACGGCGCATCCGATTTCGGCCAACCAGCGATGGATGCGTCTCGTCCTCACATACCCCGGCGGCGCGGCGCAAAAACTCACGGCCTATCTCGACGGGGAGTTCCTCGTACAGTCCTCCGCGGATACGCCCGCCATCGTGGACACCGCGACGATCCTCGGAGCCGGGACCGCGGCGGGCGGCTACTGTTGGCCGGGCAACACCTCCGACGCTCGCATCTACTCGCGCGCGTGGACCAACGTGGAGGTCGCCGCCGACGCTCGCGGCGAGTGGGTGGATCCTACCGGGCTCGTGCGTTGGTGGACCTGCGAGAATCCCGGCTACGGCACGACCTGCCACGAGGAGATCGGGAACACCGAGGACACGATGACGGGCGCGGTGTGGTCGCCGGACGTGCCGTTCAGGCGACGGCGCGTGGTCGAGGATGTGGCGGCGGCATTCGCGGGTGACGGGAACAAGTACATCACCATCACCCATGCGGCGGGCATCGATCCCGGCGCCGGATCCTTCGGCGTCGGAATGTGGATGCGTATCGTGCCCACCGCACAGACAGTGGCCCGCAAGTATGACGGGACGAATGGTTGGTTACTGGCCCGCCACGCCAACGGACGCCTCTACTGTGCGCTGGTTTCCGGTGGATCGGGGATCAATCTCGGCCTGACCGATGGACCGATTTTCAACGACTATCGGTGGCATCGCGTGTGGCTCGTGCGGGACGTGTCCATTCCACGGTTCTTCCTGTTCGCTGATGCCGCCGCGCCAGCGACGCTGGCCGACTCGCTCGGATCGATCGGTACCACGGCCCACATGTACGTTGGGTCCAGCGCTGGCGTTTCCCTGACCGGCGCCGCCAACGACCTCACCGTCGTCATCGGACGCGCGCCGACATGGGCCGAGTTGGACGCCGACTGCTATGATGGTGTCCTGCCCGCTGGCGCGATCCTGTGGTCCTTGCGGGAGGGAAGCGGCACATCCGCCGTGAGCGTTCCGGCTGGATACAACGGCACATTGTCCGCTGCGGGATGGACGACGGCCACCCGCTGCAAGGCTCGGACGGCCGCATGATCTCCGAGGTCCACGTCGGGGCGCGCGTCATCGATCCCGAGTACGGCCCCGGCGTCGTGCTCGACGGCGCGGACGGAAGGCAACCATGACCGGAGGTGAAATCGCGCTCGTGTCGGGCACCACGACGACCGTCGGCACGATCGTGTTCGGTGCCCTCAAGATCGTCCAGAAGGTCCCGTCCTCTCGGAACGGCAAGACGTCCTCGCCGATGACTCTCGCGATGGACCACAGACCGTGCTACGCGGCCGTCGAGCGGCTAGTGGTCTCGAAGGACAGGTACACGGAGGCGCTGGAGCGGTACATCACCCGGCAGGGCAGTTCATGCTATGATTCGAGAAGTGGATGACCTTCGAGGAGGGCCGTCGGGGCGGGCTAAGGCAGACGGGCAAGTTCCCGGTGCCGGAGTGAGGTGATCGAATGGCAGGCGGAGGTGGCACGATTTCCTTCACGGCGTACCAGTGCGATCCGCCGGACATGACGCCGGCGCAGGCAGCGGCGATCGTGCGTGGCAGGACGGGGGCGTTCTTCATCTTCCAGGGCGCGCTGAACCCGCCCCCGCCGTACCTGACGACGTTCGTCGTGACGAGGGCGACGTGCGACTACCTGGAAGGGCTTGGCTGGACGAAGACGAAGTTCACGTGGCCGCCGCCGATGGAGTAGCAGATGGTAGCCGTCGCCCGATCGCAAGCGCTCAGCGCGGCCGCCCCCGCGCTCGTGGCACTGATCCGCGACGGGCAACGCCTCCTCGACCCGTACAGCTTGAAGTTCCAAGTCTACGACGTGTCGTCTGACGCGAAGCGGCTCGCCCCGGTGCGAACCGCGCCGCCTGTGCCGACGCCGCCGACCCCCGACCCGGTGTACGTGGACGTCGACCTCGTGAACGACCGGCTCGGGCTGGGCCGGTACGCCGCGAAGTGGACCGTGCCGGTGGCCGAGCCGCTCGGTCGGCACCTCATCAAGTGGTACCTCAAGCGGACGACCGCCTCGACGGAGGAGTCCTGGACGGAGGAGTTCGAGGTGCTCGCCGGGCTCGCCGTAGGCGTTCCGCAATCGTATTGCCTCCTCTGCGACCTCCGCGAGCAGGGGATCGCCGAGGCGACGTACAGCGACGTGAAGCTGCTCGTCCTGGCGTCGGAGGCGTCCCGGTTCGTCGAGCGATGCACGTGCCGCTTCTTCGAGCCGCGCTACCAGTCCCTTGCCCTCTCCGGCACCGGCGGGCAGGCGCTTTTCGTGGAGCACCCGATCATCGCCGTCGAGACGGTGAGCATCGCGAGCCAATGGTCGGACGACTACGACCTCGACGACGCCGACTTCGTCGTCTACAACCGGCACCTGGACGGGCTCCTCCTGCCGGACGACCGGGAAGTCCCGAAGATCGACCTCGTGTTCGCTCCGTCCGACTCCCGCGACCAGTCGGCGCTCGGCCGGCGTGAGGGGTGGCCGACCGGGAAGCAGAACGTCGTCGTGACCGGCGTGTTCGGGTACACCGACCCCGACGGATCGCCCGTCGGGTGCACTCCGCGCGAGATCCGCCGCGTCGTGATGGCCCTCGTGTACCGCGACCTGCTCCCGCTGACGAGCGCGGACCGCGAGGACCGCAGGCTGCGGCACCTCGTGACGAGCGAGACGGTGCGCGACCAGACGATCGCGCGGAAGTTCGCCGGGGACGCGGCGGGGGGTTGCACGGCGTTCACCGGCGATTCCGAGATCGACTCCATCATCTTGCGCTACCGGAGGGGAGGGATCGTGTGCGCGGCCTGAGTTTCCTGGGGGGCGGCGACGACCGCGGGGTTTTCCCCCCGGCCGCGGTCGCGCCGCCCCACCCTTCCAGGTGAGCCCTTTGCGCGGACGACTCCTCCACCCGTTTCTCGCTGGCCTGCGGCAGTACAGCCCGACGAAGACGGTCTCGGAGCACTCGCCGGGCTTCGACCCGATCCTGCGCGAGCCGATCCGCGTGCCGGATGCCTCGCCGTCCGGGTCGCGCTCCGCGCGCGAGGAAGACGGCGAGATTCGCCTCCGCTGCCAGTTCGAGGACAACGAGGAGGAGAGGCTTCGCCAGATCCAGGCGGGCGCGGCGCCGCAGTCCAACTTCGCGCTCACCTTCCACTTCGCGGACCTGGAGGCGGCGGGAATGGTGGACGCGACGACGGGCGACCCGAAGATCCGCGTCGGGGACCGCCTCGCCGCACTCTACGAGGTGGACGGAACCCTTGTCCGCGCGTTCGCCAACCCGCCCGGCATGTTCGCGACGGCAGTGAAGCCGTCGGGGTTCGGAATCGGGGGCAAGCGAAACCTCCTCGTCGTCACCTTCGAGGACCGCATCCAGGGGGCGGGATGACGATCGAGAAGTTCGGCGACTGGTCGAAGGTGGGCGAGATCCTTCGCACCGCCCCGCAGCGGCTGAAGGATGCAACGCGAAAGGCGCTGCTCCAGGAGGGGCAGTTCCTGCGCAACAAGATCGTCGAGGGCATCCGCGAGCAAGCGCCGGGCGGAGAGGCGTTCGCCCCGCTCGCACCGCTCACCGTCGCGAAGCGCCAACGGGAAGGCTTCCCAGGAACGAAGGCCCTCGTCCGGCAGGGCGACCTGCGGAACTCCGTCGCGGTGAAGGAGCAGGGCGAGGCGGTCTTCGTCGGCGTCCATCGCTCGGCCGTCGGCAAGGACGGGAAGTCGCTGGCGAACGTCGCGGAGATCCACGAGTACGGCGCCGGCCCCTACGTCGTGATGCTGACGGACAAGGTCCGCCGCGCCCTCTTCGCGCTCATCCGCGAGGCCGGCGTGGAGCGAGCAGAACCGAAGACGGGCGGAGGGACAGGCTTCATCGTCATCCGGATTCCCCCGCGCCCATTCGTCGGGCCAATCTGGCAACAGTGGGGCACGCCGCCCGAGCAGGTGGCGGAGCGGTTCATGGCGAGGCTCGGGCAGCAGTTGGGCGGGGATTTCGGTTCGACGGGGAAGGCACCCCCTCCCGCGTAGGCGGGCGGCGTGCTATAGGTGTTCCCACCATGAGCGTACCGTCCATCTCGACCGTGACCCCCTCGACGGGGCTGACGGCGGGCCGCACGCTGGTCGAGATCACGGGTTCGGGGTTCCGCCTCCCACCAGATCCGGCACCCACCGGCCCCGTTCCCCCGTACCCGCCGACCGTCGCCGTGCTGTTCGGCGCGACGCCCGCCCTCGCCGTGAAGGTCTTGTCGTCGTCCCTTCTGACGGCGCTGACGCCGGCGAGCGACGCGGGCGCGGTGAGCGTCACGGTCAAGAACCTGGACGATGCGGGCGTTCCGATCCCTGGCGAGGTGGCGACGAAGGCGGCGGGGTACGCCTTCGCCCGACCGGGGCTCGCGCCGCAGGCGAACGCGGTGCTGGAGCCCATCGCGCTGCGCGTCGTCAAGGCGCTCGTGGCGGCGCTGCGCCGCGCCGTGCTCGACAACGTCGTGTTGATGGTCCACACGGAGTACGACGACGTGCCGGGCGGGGTCGAGGTGGCGATGCTCGCTTCCCTCCCCGCGCTCGCCGTCGGCGGGCCCGAGTTCGTCGAGGTTCGACAGGCCGACCAGAACGAGCCGCCGGAGGAGCAGGTCTCGGACGCCGCCTTCCGAACCATGCGACCGTCGAGCGCGTTCGACCTCGTGTTCGCCATCACAGGGGCGGCGGACTCGACCGGCCAACTGCACTTCCTGCTCGACGCGACGAGGGACTTCTTCGATCGGGCGCACTCCCTGGAGATCGCCCGCGACCCGGCCGATTCGAGCGTCGGAACCGTCAGCTACCCGATGGACGTGCCGCTCGGGCCGAACTGGCGGGTGACCTCCGCCCCGAACGAGGCGAACGTGCAGACGTTCACGGGGTCTTGCGTCGTGCGGGGCGTGCGTCGGGAGGGGGCCGCCGGGGTGGCCGGAGACCTCCGACGAGAACGGGGTGGACGAACGACCGACGAGGGTGCTACCATCGAGGTCAGCCGAACGGAGGAGTGAGCAATGGTGACCCTGCGAAACCGAACCAAGCAGCCGCGGGTCTACAACCTGACGCATGAGCACTACTGCGTCCGCGACGGAACGTGCTCCTGCTCGACCACGACGACGATCCATTCCGCCACCGCGCCGGGCGGGGCGCACGGGACGAAGACGGTTCGTCGCCGGGTGCCGGCAGTCCTCACGATCCTCGCAGGGCAGACCGTCGATGTTCGGAGCGCGGCGCTGCACGTGCCGGAGATCGCACGGGACGTGGCGGCACGCATCCTCGTGGCGTCTCCCGAGTGGAAGACGACGGCAGAGGAAGCTCGCGAGGCCGCAGACGCGGCAAAGCCGGAAGCGACGGTGCGGACAACGCGCCGGGGGCGCGCGCGCTAGCGCGCGGGAGGAACGACAATGGGCAACGACCTTCTCGCGTCCAAGGTGATCACGACCGAGGCCGCGCCGGGCATCCGGACGCTGCCGGCGCTGGCGACTGCGGTCCTGGGGATCTGCGGGATCTCCGAGCGCGGTCCGATGGGGGTGGCGACGCTCTGCACGAGCTTCGAGGACTTCGTCCAGAAGTTCGGGGGCGACTTCGCGAACTCGGCCGCCGTGCTCCAGGTGCGCGGCTTCTTCCAGGGCGGCGGGCAGTTCCTCGTGTTCACCCGGACCTGCCACTACACGGACATCAACACGCCCGCGACGGCCACGGCGACGACGGGGACGAAGACGCTGAAGACGGCGGTCGTCGCTCCCACGGCCGGCTACTCGCAGGGGTCGGTCGTGGGGCCGTGGGACCTGACGCCCGCCGACACGCTCGTCGTGACGGTGGACGGGGGTGCCCCGGCGACGGCGACCTTCAACGCGACGGCCGCCGCGCGGCAGAACGGCGTCGACGAACCGTTCGCCCTGGCCGACAGCCAGACGCTGACGCTGAAGATCGACGAGGGTGCGTTGCAGACCGTGACGTTCCTGACGGGCGAGTTCGTGGACATCGCGAACGCGACTGCCGAGGAAGTCGCGGCCGTCATCAACGCCAAGATGACGGGGGGCCAAGCGACGGTCACCGGGGGAGGCAAGCGCGTCACGATCACGAGCGACAAGCAGGGGACCGGGTCCGGCGTCAACGTCACCGGGGGGACGGCGAACGCGGCACTCCAGTTCACGACTGGGCTCGTCTCCGGGACGGGCAACGTGGCGGACATCAACGCGGTCTCCAACGCCGAGGCGAAGGCGATCGTCGAGCTTGCCGTCGCGGGGTGCACGGTGACGAGCGTCGGGGGCTGCGCGCGGATCTCCTCGAACACGACCGGTCCGGCTTCCTCGATCCTCGTCGGCGCGGCCTCCACGGCCGACGACGAGATGGGCTTTGACAACGCCACGCACAGCGGGGCCAGCGGAGCGGCCGTGGACACGCTGCGGCTGGACGGGAAGGATCCCGGCTCCTACGCGAACGACTTCAAGGTTCGCATCGAGGCGGCCACCTCGGGCGTCTCGGAGGAGTTCAACATGACCTTCGAGCGGTCCGGGATCGCCCTGGAGCGCTTCCCGAACCTCTCGATGGACGACGCCGCCCCGCGCTACGTCGAGACGATCGTGAACGCCGCCGTCGGGGGATCCGTGTACCTCGCCGGCACCGACCTCGACGCGGTGGCGTCCAGCCAGCGCCCGGCGAACGGGCTCTACGGGCCGCTGACGGGCGGCGGCGACGGGTTGGCAGGCATCGCCGACACCGACTTCATCGGCTCGGCCGCGGGGAAGACCGGGCTCCGCGCGTTCGACCTGCACACCCCCGTCGACGTGACCATCCTCGCCGTGCCCGACCGCCCGACGGCGGCCGTGCATCAGGCGATGTACCAGTACAGCGAGGTGCAGGCCGGCAAGCGGATCTTCTGCATCTTCGACCCGCCCGCGAGCATGGACGCCGCCGCGATCGTGGCGTACTTCACCTCGACGGCTGCGCTGTACGAGGCGACCGAGGTGGGCGCGATGCTCTGGCCCCGGATCAAGGTCTACAACCCGAACAAGGACGTGTACGGCGATACCGACGACCTCACCGTCTGCAACTCCGGCTACTGGGCCGCCACGATGGCGCGGGTCGACGGGACGCAGAAGCCGGGCATCTACCAGCCGCCGGCCGGGATCGAGTATGGCCAACTCCTCGGCGTGATCGGGGTCGAGGCGGAGGCGGTGCTCGACGAGTCGGTTCGGGACGTGGTGTTCCCGAAGAACGTCAACCCGATCAACCTGGGCGCCGGCTACTACGCGGACGGCGGGCGCTGCGCGAAGACGAGCGGGAACTTCGGCACGATCGGCCAGCGCCGCGGGGCGTCGTTCATCGAGCAGACGCTGAAGGCCGGGATGCTCTTCGCCAAGCACCGCAACAACAACCCGCGCCTCCGCGCCGAGTGCGACCGGACGACCCGCGCGTTCCTGCTCCAGCAGATGCGGCGCGAGGCGTTCGCCTCGATGGACCCCGACACCGCGTTCGTGATCGACTGGGACGTGCCGGGCCTGGGGCTCAACAACGCGTCGGTGCAGCACCAGCGGCTGCTGAAGGCGCGGATCGGCCTCGCCTTCTCGGACCCGGCCGAGTTCGTGTGGATGGAGTTCAGCGCGGACCTGCGGGCCATCGAGGAGGCGCTGATCCTGGAGGCCGCCTAGGCGGCCCGGTGGAGGTGATGCGATGGGCGGCGTGATCGGAACCCCCCGCGTCTGGCGGTCGAAGTGGAAGTTCGTGGTCGAGATCGACGGCGTCGCGTACGCCGGCTTCGAGAAGTGCGACGGGCTGGAGGCGGAGGTCGCCGTCTCGGAGCACTACGAGGGCGGCGCGATGATCCCCGACAAGTCGCCGCAGCGCGTGAAGTTCAGCGACCTGACGCTGGAACGCGGCGCGTGCCAGGACCAGGACCTGTACGACTGGTTCGTGGAGGTCGCGAAGGCCGCCGCCGGCACGGGGCTCGTGGACCCCGAGTTCAAGCGCAACCTGGACATCGTCCAGCAGGAGCGGGACGGGTCGGAGATCGAGCGGTACCGCGTCTTCAACGCCTTCCCGCGCAAGTTCAACCCGGCCTCGGGCGGGTGGGACAACAACTCGGACGACAACCGCGTTGAGCAGGTCGTCCTCGCGTACGACTACTGGGAGCGCGTCTAGCTCCCCGCCCACCGCGCCCGGCGTAGGCGGCACCACCGGAGGGAACCATGAGCACCGTCGTCGCGAAGTGCCCGTCCGGCCTCGAAGTCGAGTTGCGCGGGCTGGAGGTCCGGGAGGCGAACGTCCTCGCCGACCGGCAAGAGATCCAGAGTGGTACGCTGTTCGACAGCGTCCTGCGAAACTGCACGATCCGACTCGTCGAGCCCGGCCCGTACAAGTTCACCGAGGTGGTGGACTGGGGCGAGGTCCACGTCGGGGACCGCATGTACGCGCTGATCCAGATCCGCCGCGCGACGTACCCTCGCCCGTACGAGTTCCGCCTGACGTGCGCCGAGTGCCGGGAATCGATCGATTGGATGATCGACTTGGCCGAGATCCCCGTCAAGCCGCTGCCGGAGGCGGCGCGCGAGGCGCTCAGGGGTGACCGGATCCTCTCCGCGAAGTGGCCGCAGTTGGAGGACCGCGTCGTCCGCTTCCGCCTCGTGATCGGGAAGGACGCCGCGAAGGTGCGTCGGATCGCGAAGCAGCGGCCGAAGGAACTCGCGCTCGTCTCCCTCCTGTCTCGCGTCGTGTCGGTGGAGGGCGTCGAGGAGTCGAAGCTGACGGAGTTCCTGTCGCACCTCGGAGGCGACGCGATGGTCGGACTGATGGAGATCCTCGACGAGTGCGACGGCGGCGTGGACACGGAGATCCAGGTCGTCTGCCCGCAGTGCGGCGCGCTCCAGGACGTGGAACTCCCTTTCGGTCGGGCCTACTGGCTGCCGAAGGCGCGCCGGGCGACGATCCTGTAGCCGCGATCCTGGGCGTCCCCGACCGGGACGCGCTGTGGCGCTCCGTCGCTTCGCTCTGCTACCATCAGCACGGGGGCTCGGGGTTCACGTTCACGCTCGACGAGGTGATGCGCCTCCCCTACGAGCGCCTCGACTTCCTGTGCCGGCTCCTGGGCGAGTTCCGCGAGCAGGACGCGAAGCGCTTGAAGCGGGCGGCGGAACAGAGTAGCCTTCCGAAGTAGGAGCGCGGAACCGTGCTGAACCAGATGGGCCTGGGCCTCCTCCTCACCGCCAAGGACATGGCGTCCGGCGTGATCGAGAAGGTACGGGGCGAGTTCGAGAAGCTCGGGGAGGGGTCGGAGGCGGCCGGCGGGCGCTTCAAGGCGGGGTTGGCAGAGTTCGGGCAAGGGGCAGCGCTCCTCGGTGCCGGGGTCGCCGTGCTTGGGGGGGCGTGGAAGCTGGCGGAGGCTGCGGCTCCGTTCGAGGCATCGATGTCTACTGTGGGGTATCGAACCAGCGCGACCACGGCAGAGATGGAACGTCTTCGACAGGCTGCGATCGACGCGAGCGCTGGTTTGAAGATCGTTTCTGAGACAGACGCCGCGCGAGCGATGGCCGTCTTCGCGGAGGGGGGCAACAGCGCTGCGGACACGATGACCACCCTCACGCCGATTCTGAAGTTCGCCAAGGCAAACTTGATGGACGTGGGGATGGGCGCGCAGTTCGCCGACAACATGATGGACCTTTATGGTGTGAAGGCGGAAGAAGTCAGCGAGAAGCTGGACAAGGCGCAGTGGGTGATGCGCCGGTTCGGCATGAACGTCGGAGACCTATCGCAACTCTTCGGCCCTCTCGCGCAACAGGCGAAAACCACGGGGCAGTCGTTCGACGACATGCTCCTCGTCTTCGGCGCAGCGGCAGAAGTCGCGGGTCCACGCGGAGCGTTTCGCGCGCTCCAGGGCGCCATGATGAATCTTTCGGATCCCGACTTCGGGAAGAAGATGAAGGCGAACTTCGAAGGTGTAGAGTTCAAGGGGCCGGGCGATACGCTTCGCCCGCTCACGGAACTCCTGCCCGACATCGCCGCGAAGATGGACACGATGACCGAGGCCCAACGGGCGAACGCCCTACAGGAGGTCTTCGGAGGAAAGGCTGCGGGCGGGCTTGCCGCGATCCTCGACAAGATGCGGGAAGGCGTGCAGACGGCAAGCGGGGCGGTGTACCACGGAGCCGACGCGCTCAAGGCGCTCAACGGCGAGATGCTGAACTCCGCCGGCGAAGTAGATCGGGCGTTGAATGCGATGTCCCCGTACGATCGGGCAATGCAAGAAGCAAAGGCATCCTGGGACAACATGAAGCGCTCACTCGGGGAAGCGTTCCTTCCCGCGTTCACCACCGCGATGAACTGGCTGAGTGACAAACTGGAGGGAATCGCGAAAGGATGGCGGGAGCTTTCCCCCTCCACTCGTGAGTTCCTGGGCACGCTCGCGGTAGTCCTCGGCTACGTGCTCGTCGGGGTCGGCGCGTTCAAGATGATCGCGGGGGCGATCGGCATGGCGCGCTCTGCGATGCTCCTGTTCAACGTTGCCGCCGCCGCGAATCCGATCACGCTCGTCATCCTCGCCATCGCCGCCCTCGTCTTGTGGTGTTACTACGTGTACAAGCACTGGGAGGACTTCTACAACTTCTACGTGGAAACCGGAGAGGCCATC